GAGCGCGGCGAACTGCAAAGAATGCCGCCCGCCGCGCTACCACGTCATGACCGGCCGGATGTTTTGGTAGGTCAGTCGCGCGGCGACATCGGTTCCAGACCGATGAGCGCCATCGCTGCCTTCCATGCTTCGTCGCCATACTCCTCTGCCCAGCCGGGCGGCTGAGCAGCTTCAGTGCGTGCACGGATGGTGTCAAGTGACTGGTCACTCAGCACTGTGTTCTTCTTCGTCACCCGTCGGGTCCGTGATCAGCGTCGGCGCGCCGTGCGGGGCCACCGAGCAGCGGCACTTGGGGTGCAGCGGCGGGGTGGACTCGTCATCGTACGCGTTGTGCGGGTTGTCCATCTCAACAGACCGGCAGTCCTCACAGGCTCCGGCGGATGTGATCAGGTCCCATTCGGCGATACCGGATTCCCGGTACTGCGTCATCGACGCCGCGGTGAGCATCCTTGCGGATTCCGTATGCGCGATCGTCTCGGCACGTGCCGGGTCGTTGATGACGTCCCGGAGTGAGCGGGCCAGCTGGTCCACTGACATGCCGTCCCGGACGCCCTGGTCGATCCTGTTACCGATCATGTCCAGGGTGGTGTCGTTGATGCCCTTCAGCGTCAGCCCTTGGGACTTCATGGCGTCCATCCAGCCAAGGTCAGACAGCCGCGGCGATTCACCCAGCTGCCCGGGTGACCAGTTCTCCCACGCCTCCGGCGGGCTGTCCGGGCCAAGGATCGACACCATCCCGGCAAGGTTGCCGGCGCTGTACGCGTCAGCCCACATGCTTTTGATGGTGTCTTTCAGCTGGGTGTCGTCCATGGTGCGGGTAGCGGCGGCACGTTCGAAAATGTCCCGGCCGTCCACTACGCCCATGTCTTTGGCCCGCTGAGCGAACTCTTTCAGCTGGTCCATGGCGAACAACGTCCCGAACGCGCCAAGGATCTTGGGTGCCCAGTGGTCAGTGAGTTTGAGGTCTACCTGCTGTTGGGGGGAAGGTTGGGCGGTATCCGCCCGCCAGCCTTTTGGGCGCTTTCCTACCTCCAGGTCCATTAGTTCCTGTTCCTCTACCGCCCATTCCGAACTGTCCGGGTTAGCGCTAGACGACTCGCCCTGTTCGGCGTCCTGGAAGAGTTCGTCGTACGCCTCCGGGCTTTCGTCCGGTGCGCCCTGGTAGTTGTACGTCGCCGCGGATTCCTTAGCGATAGCGAACAGCATGTCAGCGGCATCCTTGGACGTGACGTGGCGTAACTGCTTCCACACCGCTTCGATGACCGGTTCCGGTGTGACGTCCGGTTCGAACCGGCGCGGACTCTGGCCGCGGCCCAAACGCGTCGCCGTGTTCGCCTGCCACTTGGACAGTTCCTTAGCGACAGCAGCGGGCGGCGGGCCGACCAAACCGGAACCGGGAACCTCAGTTTCAAGGTTCGGCCGTTCCGGTTCGTCCGGGTCGATCGGTGCGCGCGCGAACTGCGGCGAACCGGGCGACTTGTCGGGCAGCACACCCGGTGTTCCGGAGAACGTTGTAGTGTCCAGCGGCAGCGTCTCAGCCGGCGCCGCTGTCTGCGGGTCCACAGGCCCGGCAACGTCCAGCAGCGACCGCAACGGTATCGGACCCTGCCGTGCACTGAAGATGAACCGTGGCGTGGGCCGCTCAGCGTCGGTAGCCAAACCGAACTGCCGTTCGCGGACCTCATCAATGGAAACCACACCGGATTCGATGTAGATTTTGTGCGCCTGCGCGGTCGCGACGCGGTCATCAGACTCCTGGCCGGTGTCGAACTCGAACACCACAGACAGTCCAAGGTCGTCCTGCAAGTAGTCCGTGAGGATGTCCTCAATGTGCCGGACCAAAGGCAGCGTACCGATACGGAACTGGACATCGACTTGAGTGTCACCGGTCGCCCGGTTCACGTCCTCCGTGAAGCCCAGATCGTTAGGCGTCACATGGAACGCAGCGCAGACCTTCCGCATGAGGAACATCGGGAACGCCGCGTCGAACGCGGTTTCCTTCGGGAACTCAAGGGTCGTGCCGTGCGGGATCATCCGCAGCTGGTGCTTCGCGGCGACGTCGCCCGTGTTCATCGCGGACCAGTACTCTTGCCACTTGACCAGCTGTTCCGGGGTGGTGATGTCCTGCGGCGCGGTCGCGAAACCCTCGGGGATGTTCCCCTCAGTGAACCAGTTCATCCAGTGGTTCTGGAACCGCATGTCAGTGTTCGCCGTCAACAGGACAGCCTCAAGGGGCGCCTGCCCGTACGGGGAATCGGACTGCGGCCGGAACGGCACATAGATCAGGTCATCGGCGGTCAGCCATTCCCACGGCTGACCGTTCACATACTGGACGTAGGCGGGTGCGGGTGCGGCCGGCCGGCGTCCGTAGTAGTCCAGGACGGGGGCGATGGTCATACCGGACACAACCTCAAGTCCGATGCACTGGCCCACCATGTTCCGGCGCCGGTACAGGGCGCCGGCGTCGTACCGGAGGACGTCGCCAAGGAACATCGCCAGCCATGACCGGAACGGGTTCACACCGTCGGGCCGTTTCAGGGCTTTCCGTGCCGCGGCCAGGTCACCCGGGACGTCACTCTCAACCCAGTCAGCGGCCCGCACGGTCCAGTTCAGGGACCGGACGTCGTCAATGCGGTGATTGATGCACATCGACGCGACGTCATAGTTGTCCGTCAGACCCTTGAGCAGGTCAAACGCCAGCCGCCCGTCCCGGTCAGCCCTCGACTTGAGGTTGTAACCGGTCGGGAAGTTCCACGCACGCGGCAGACCCGACACACCATCGAACGGTGTGAGCGGCATACCCGGGGAAAACACGCCGCCGAACGTCTCACCCTGCGCACGGGCGGCGTCCATCGCCTCACCGAACCCAGAAAAGTTCTGGTTACCCTGCACCAACGTCACCGGCCGGCCAGTGCCGGACACCACACGCCCGTCCAGCACGGACGCGGCCTTGAACACCGGGCCGTCAACATTAGTGGCGGGTACGGTCACGCGTCGCGGGGTCACTGGTGCCTCCTTCGGCTTTTGCTTCTGCCTGACGTCGTGCGTATTCCATCCATGCCGTACCGGCACCGGCGTTGACCATGAGCTTGTTCAACGCCTGGCTGGTCGCGTCCACCTGGTCGTCGTGCGCGCCCGTCGGGAACGCCGCGCATTCTTCGACCAGACCCTCAGTCCACGGCAGGAACTTCGGCAGCAGCACGTTGCCCGCCTCAATCGCCCACGTTCACAGCGGACGCCCGCGCTTCCTTGGATTCCTTCGGATTGATCGGCAACAGGCCCGGCATCCGCGCCCGCAACACATCCAGCACCGCGGTGCCGTTGGCTTTGTCTTCGATGAGTTTCAACTCAGCCTGAGGCCACAAAGTCGTGACGGCCTCCACAGCTTTCACGGACTCCGTGAACGTCATCCGCCGCCGGACCTGATGGAGCAGGTACGCGTTAGGGCCGCGTTTGAGCCACACCTGACCGACAACAAAGTCAGATGAGTTCGTCGCCTTGAACGTCATGTCCCACGACTGGATCAACTGGTCACCTTCGCCGGTGCACCAGTTCGCCCCGTTCTCATCCGTGGTCCACAACGGCGCGTCATAGAACTTCCAGTGGTCACGTTTGAAAATCGTGCCAGCCGCCGACGACGGCCGGCCCTGATACATCGCATTCCAGTTCCGTGCGCTCTGCCGGAGCTTGGTCGCCACCCACTGCGCCACGGTCCGTTTACGGGCGGACTCCATGAACTCACCCGGCGCCCGGCCCAGGATGTCCGATTCCCCGGCGTCCGGGTTATGGTCCGCCTGTGCGGGGATGTTGATGTACTTCCAGACATGCCCGTCCTCAGCACCCATGAACCGGCCGGCCAAGTCGTCCTCATGCCAGCGGGTCAGGATCATAATCACCGAACCGCCAGGTCCGAGACGCGACGAAGCGGTGGACAGCCACCACTCCCACACGTCTTCACGCTGGTTCTCAGAGTCGGCCTCTTTGGCACCCTTATGCGGGTCATCAATGATTATGCAGTTGTGTACAAGTACACCTTCGCCAAAGAAGTTACGCGTTCCTGCCACTTGGAAGTCATAGACATCGACGCCGTCACCGTGTACGTCCCGAACCATGGAAACGGTGTCGTTCTGGACTTGTGATGCACCATATGGCAGGTCTGACAC